GGTGTTCAAGGAACAACAGGCAGTCAAGGTGCTACTGGTACTCAAGGTGTTCAAGGAATTACTGGATCACAAGGTACTCAAGGTGTTCAAGGAACTACTGGATCACAAGGTGCTACAGGTAGTCAAGGTGCCACAGGTTCTCAGGGAACTACAGGTAGTCAAGGTACTCAAGGTGTTCAAGGTATAACTGGTAGTCAAGGTGCTACTGGTTCTCAAGGTACTCAAGGTACACAAGGTATCCAAGGTGTTCAAGGTACACAGGGTACTCAAGGTACTCAGGGTATTCAAGGTATACAAGGTGTGCAGGGTACACAAGGTATACAAGGTTTGCAAGGTACTGGATATGCTGGTGTAACATCAACAACTTCTGCAACACCCGCTAGTTCTGGAACAATTACATTAACTACTAATATTCAAGGTGCTTTTGCTACAGGTGATCGTGTTCGTGCTATCAATACAGCCGATAATTTGTTTGAAGGTATTGTAACAATTACTACAGGAACAACATTTGCTATTGCTGCTGATTATAATCTTGGAACAACATTAGCATCATCTTGGACAATAACAATTACTGGTGTTAGAGGTGTTCAAGGTACACAAGGTGTTCAAGGAACTACAGGTAGTCAAGGTGCTACTGGTGCTCAAGGTGCTACTGGATCACAAGGTACTACTGGTACACAAGGTACGCAAGGTGTTCAAGGAACAACAGGTTCTCAAGGTGCTACTGGATCACAAGGTGCTACCGGTTCTCAAGGCGCCACAGGTAGTCAAGGTGCTACTGGTGCTCAAGGTGCTACTGGTAGTCAAGGCGCCACAGGTAGTCAAGGTACTACTGGTGCTCAAGGTATACAAGGTATTCAAGGACCACAAGGCACTCAAGGTACTACGGGTAGTCAAGGTACTACTGGTACACAAGGTACACAAGGTTTAACTGGAACACCATTTGGTGGTGGAACATTCTCTGGTGATGTTTCTTTTGGTGGTAATACAATATCATACTTTAGAGAAGGTGCTGCAGCATATACAAACTCTGGTACTACATTTACATTAACATCAACAGATAATGTTCAAAGAATTACATTAACTGGAAATGTAACTATTACATTACCATCAAGTCAACCTGGTGGTACTGCAGTAAGAACATTTGTTGTTGTATGTAAGCAAGATGGAACAGGTGGAAGAACAGTAGCATTTGCTGCACCCAGTGGTGAAACTCTTGCTTACAATAACAGTGCTACATTACCAGCTGTTGCTACCGCAGCAAGTAAAGTAACAATATATGTTTGCACTAAATTTAATTCAGATACAGTGTGGTACATTTCTCAATCATTTATACAAGTATAATTAGAGATATAAATAATGCAGTAAACATAATGAAAGGTGATTTGATATGCAAGATGATATTATTTTAGAGAAATTAAAGTTTGAGATTGAACCGTTACTAGTAGATTCAAAATTAACAGGGGGTACTGGATTATTAAACCCCTCGTTATTTTTCTCTAATGGTAAATTGATGGTAAATATTAGGCATGTTAATTATAACTTATACCATTCAGAGAACGAAAAGGTATCTCTCTTTTATGGTCCATTAAATTATCTTCATCCAGAAGATGATATAACTTTAACTACAAAGAATTTCTTGTTAGAGTTAGATGAAAATTACAAAACAGTTAGTTGTAAATATGTTGAAACATCTAAATTAGATGTAAGACCACTTTGGGAATTTATTGGTCTTGAAGATTGTAGATTGTTTAATTGGGATGATAAAATGTATCTATGTGGTGTTAGACGAGATACAACACCAAATGGACAAGGTAGAATGGAATTATCAGAAATTACAATCTCTGGTGATAAAGCAGAAGAGATTTCAAGATTTAGAATTCCTGCACCATTAAAAGATGATAGTTACTGTGAAAAGAATTGGATGCCAATTTTAGATTTACCATATCATTTTGTTAAGTGGTGTAATCCTATTGAAGTTGTTAAAGTTGATCCAATAACAAAAACATGCGAACAAATTCATCATGGAGAATTTACTCCAGGGTTCAAAGATTGGCGTGGTGGTTCACAAGTGTTTACATGGAAAGATAACTATTGTGCAGTAGTTCACGAAGTAGATTTACTTAAAACAGAAATTGGTAATAAAGATGCAATCTATAGACATAGAATTATAGTTTGGGATAAAGATTGGAATCGTATTAAGACATCTAAACCATTTTCGTTTATGGGTGGTAAAATTGAATTTTGTTGTGGTGGTGCAGTGCATAACGGTAAGTTTATATTAACATTTGGGTTTCAAGATAATGCTTCGTATATTGTAGCATTTGATGAAAATGACATGGAAGATTACATCAATGGATAAGCAAAAATTATTAGATTATATTAAATATCGTGACGATGAAAGTTGTTTTGCATTAGCACAAGAATATCATAAAAAAGAACAATATGCAGCTGCCATTTCATTCTATATGAAATGCTGTGAAAAAACTGAAGATAAAAATTTAGCATATGAATGTATGTTAAAAGTTTCTTTATGTTTTATGAAACAGGGAAGAAGAGAGTTTAGTACCAAGTGTTTACTTCAGCAAGCAATTTGGCATTCACCTACAAGACCAGAAGCATATTTCTTATTAAGTAGATTGATGGAGTGGCAAAGACAATGGTTTGAATCATATAACTATGCAACTATTGGTATAGCAATATGGGATAAATCAGTATCGCCATTAAGAACATGGGTTGAATATCCTGGTGCATATGGATTGTTATTTCAAAAAGCAATATCGTCTTGGTGGTGTGGCAAAACAGATGAATGTAGAAATTTGTTTCAAGAAATTATAATTAATCACGGTAATGATTTAGATGAGGCACATGGTCGTGCAGTTCAATATAGTGTTACTCGTATTGGATTAAGAAAAGAAGATGCATTTAATCCATATGATAAAAGTAAACAACCTGCATTAAAATTTAAGTTTACTGGTAGTGAAAATATTGAACAAAACTATTCACAATGTTACCAAGATATGTTTATTCTTACAATGTTGAATGGAAAACAAAATGGAAAATATTTTGAAGTAGGTGCTGCTGATCCATATTATGGTAGTAATACTGCATTGTTAGAAAAAGAATTTGGTTGGACTGGACATTCATTAGAAATCTTAGACCATGAAGTTGCTAAATTTAGAGAACATAGAAGTAATCCAGTTCATCATCTTGATGCTACTAAAATTAATTATAGAACATTTTTACGTTCACTGAATATGGGTAATGATTTTGATTATCTACAATTAGATTGTGAACCACCCTCAACAACATTTGAAATACTTTTAGGTATTCCTTTTGATGAATTTAGATTTGCAGTTATCACATTTGAGCATGATTACTATACAGATATCACTAGGTCATACAGAGATAAATCACGTAAATATTTGTTATCGCAAGGATATGAATTGGTTGCCGCAGATATTGCACCTAACGATTGGGCAAGTTTTGAAGATTGGTGGGTACATCCTGATTTAGTTGACAGAGAAACAATTGATAGAATGAAATCTGTTACTGGACAACCGCAACATTGTGAAAAATATCTAATTAATGTTTGATTTGGTTGAATCTTGCCATATTAATATTCTTATATTATAAATAGACAATACTATTATAGGTAAAAAAATATGGCTATAACTACAAAAGCAGAATTTAAAGAATATTGTCTCCGTAGATTGGGTCATCCCGTTATTGAAATTAACGTGGATGATGATCAACTTGAAGATCGTGTGCAAGATGCTTTACAATTTTGGCAAGATTATCATTTTGATGGCACTGAAAAAATCTATATGAAACATAAAGTTTCAGCTGATGATATAGCTCGTGGTTGGATTTATTGTCCAGATCAAATTAGTTCTGTTATTAGTGTATTACCATTTGATAATTCAACATCATCCGTAAATATGTTTGATATGCGTTATCAATTAAGATTGCATGACCTTTATGATTTTACATCAGTATCTTATGTGTCATATGAAATTACAATGCAACATATTACTACATTAAATATGTTGTTTTCTGGTATGCCTCAATATAGATTTAATCGAAATATAAACAAGTTATTTTTAGATATTGATTGGTCTAGAGATGTGATGGAGGGAGAATATCTGGTAATGGAATGTTATAGAAAAATAATTCCTGCTACTCAATATATGGACGGTACTGCAAGTTTTGAGTATGGTAATACTACAGTTACAGGAACAAATACAACATTTTTAAGAGATATTATAATTGGTGATGAAATTAATTTTATTGTTGGAACTAATTCTAGACAAGTAAGAAGAGTTGTAGCAATTGATTCTGAAACTTCTTTAAATGTTGCAACAGCATTTACTGCTACCAATACTGCATCAACAATTACTAAAGATGGTATTGGACAAGCTTACGATGATAGATTTTTAAAACAATATGCTACTGCAAAAATTAAATACCAATGGGGTTCTAATTTAAGTAAATTTGCAGGTATACAATTACCTGGTGGAGTTACATTAGATGGACCAAGAATTATGCAAGAAGCACAAGTAGAAATTGATAAAATAGAAGAAGAAATGCAATCTTACAATGTATTACCAAATGATATGTTTATTGGATAATGGCAACTAACTTCTATTTCAATAATTTTCCAGTAAGTCAAGTAACAAGTGAGCAATTGCTTGTTGAAGATTTAGTCATTGAAGCCATGAAAATTAATGGTATGGATGTTTGGTATTTACCAAGAACATCTAGAGATGAAATTGATCATCTATATGGTGAAGATACATTAAAAACATATACTTCTGCATATTCAATAGAAATGTATCTTGAAAATGTTACTGGTATGGATGGAGAAGGTGATTTTATTTCTAAATTTGGATTAGAGATACGTGATGAAGTTACTTTATTAGTAGCACGTAGAAGATTTTTAAAAACAGTAAAAGGTTTAATACATCCAAGAGAAGGTGATTTAGTTTATGTACCTTTAGTTCAAAACTTTTTTGAAATAACATTTGTAGAACATGAAAATAATCAAGCAATGTTTTATACATTGGGCCGTGGTCGTGGTGGTAATGTTTATGTTTATGCATTAAAAATGAAACAATTTGTATTTTCAGAAGAAGTTATTGCTACTGGTGTGCCAGAAGTTGATGCACAAATATTTGATTCATACAAGAGAACACAACTTAAACTTACCTCTGCAAATAGTTCAGGTGGATATATCTCAGGTGAGTATGTATATCAAGGCGCCACATTAAATACTGCAACAGCACAAGCAGTTGTATATTCATATAATGGCAGTGCAAACACTTCAAATATAATATTAACAGTTATACAGACAAAAGGTACGTTTGCTAATTCTGCTAATGTTATTGGCGTTTCAAGTAATGCTCGTTTCAACTTATCATATGAAGATGATTCAACACAAGTTAATAATACTATCTTTGAAGATAATGCTGATAATACTTTAATACAAAATGAATCAGATGATATTATTGATTTCACTGAACATAATCCATTTGGAGAAGCATAATGTTAGGCAATCAACATTTCTATAATAGAACAATAAGAAAAATTGTTGTTGCCTTTGGTACATTATTTAATGATATCAAATTGATACGATATAGTAATGATCAATTAGATGAATATGAAACAATTAAAGTGCCATTATCATATGGTCCAAAAGAAAAATTTATTACAAGATTAACAAGTGATTCAACACTTACTAAATCCATTTCTACTTCTTTACCAAGAATGAGTTTTGATATGGAAGGTATGACTTATGATTCTACCCGTAAAAAAGCAACTCTACAACAAAGTTTCTATACAAACACAACAACTAAGAGTTTCAATAGTCAATATGCTCCAGTTCCATACAATTTTGATTTTTCACTTTCAATCTATGTTAGAAATATAGAAGATGGTACACAAATTATTGAACAAATATTACCATATTTTACACCAGATTTTACTGTTACTTTAAATTTTATTCCTACTATGGGTAAAAAATATGATATGCCAGTTATATTGAATAGTGTAAATCATAGCATAGATTATGAAGGAGATTTTTCATCTACCCGTATGGTAATTTGGACATTGCAATTTACCGCAAAAGCATATATATTTCCTGCAGTTGTTACTAATACTAAGTTAATTAAATCTGCAAATACAAATATTTATATTGATAGTGATTCTAAAACAAATGGAACTTATTATGTGGATTACGCTAATGGTCATAACCAATTTATTCAAGGTGAAGTTATTCGTTTATTAAATAGAGATTGGAGTGGATATTTAGAGTATTTTAGTAATAATAGCACAGGTCAAATACAAGTAACTCATGCATCAGGTGTGCTAAAAGCAAATGATAGAATACAAGGTGATGATTCTGGTGCATTATATACCGTTTCTAGTGTTGTATTACAACCACAACTTATGACTACAATACTTACACGACCAGATCCTTCTTCAGCAAATGCTACAGATTTTTATGGGTTTACTGAAACCTTTACAGAATGGCCTGAAACTTTATAATGAAAACTTTAGAAAAAAACTTATCAGAAATATTTGAAATTGAACCTACAGAAAAAATAGTAGAAGAAGTACCTGTAGTTATATCTATCAATAATGATGTTGAAACAGACTTTAATATTGCCAGAACAAACATCAATTCACTATTACAAAAAGGTAATGTTGCTGTTGATAATTTATTAAATGTGGCAAAAGAAACTGAACATCCAAGAGCATATGAAGTTGCTGCTAACTTAATTAAAACATTGGCAGACTTGAATAAAGATTTATTAGATATACAAAAGAAAAGAAAAGAATTAAACAACAATCAACCAACATCAGAAAAAACCGTTATAGATAAAGCAGTATTCATCGGTTCAACTACAGAGATGGTAAAATTAATTAGGAGTAGTAAGTAATGGATCAACTAATTGAACAACTAAAAGTAATCTTAGCAACTAACTTTTGCCTTTACTTAAAGACACACAACTATCATTGGAACATTGAAGGTAAAGATTTTCCTCAATATCATTCTTTTCTTGATGAACTCTATAATGCTATTTGGATACAGACAGACGATATTGCAGAACATCTAAGAAGATTAGATTCATATGCACCAGGTTCATTATCAAGATTTCAAGAGTTATCAGATATACAAGATGCAACAACAATACCAATGCCTTTATTAATGATGGCAGAAATAAAAAATGATAATGATAGATACATTTATCATCTTCGTGCAGGTATTGTTGCAGCCGATCAAGCAAATGAACCAGCAGTGTCTAATTTCTTACAAGACTTATTAGGTAAACATCAAAAACATGCATGGATGTTGAGAAGTATTATTAAGTAATGCAAGGTTATCTAGGTAATCCAAAACTAAAACCAACAGGGGTTGAGTTATCATACACTGAAGAACAAGCAATAGAAATTGCAAAGTGTATAGAGGATCCTGTTTACTTCATTAAGACGTATGTAAAAATCGTCAACGTGGATCGTGGTCTTATTCCTTTTGAGATGTGGCCATTTCAAGAAGATATGGTTAGAAATTTTCATAAGAATCGTTTTAGTATTTGTAAGATGCCACGGCAAGTAGGTAAAACTACAACATCTGCAGGTTATATGTTATGGTGTGTATTGTTCAAAGAAAACTTTTCAGTTGCAATTCTCGCCAATAAAGGTAATCTTGCACAAGATATTTTAAGTAGGATACAATATGCATACGAATATTTACCTATTTGGTTACAACAAGGTATTGTAGTTTGGAATAAAAGAAGTTTAGAATTAGAGAACGGTTCTAAGATTGCCGCATTTGCAACATCAAATTCTGGTGTTCGTGGAGGAACATACAACTTAATCTTTCTTGATGAGTTTGCTTTCGTTCCACAGAATATGGCAAATGATTTCTTTACATCTACATATCCCGTTATCTCTTCAGGTAAAACAACAAAAGTAATTATTGTATCTACACCTTATGGTCTAAATCATTTCTATAAGATGTGGGTAGATTCTACAGAGAAACGATCAACGTATATACCACTTGAAGTTCACTGGTCAATGGTACCAGGCAGGGATCAAAAGTGGAAAGAAGAAACAATTAGAAATACTAGTGAAGAACAATTTCAACAAGAGTTTGAAACTGAATTCATTGGTTCTTCTGCAACATTAATACCTGGTATTATATTAAGACAATTAGCATTTAGAGATCCATTAAGTTCTATTGAGGGATTAGATATACATGAAATGCCAAGACCAGATAGAACCTATGTGATGACTGTAGACTGTGCAGAGGGTGTAGGTCAAGACTATTCTACAGTTGCAGTTGTTGATGTAACAGATATACCATATAAACTAGTGGCAAAATATAGAGATAATAACATTGCACCTTTACTCTTTCCTACTATCATATATAATATAGGACAAAGATATAATGGTGCATTTCTGTTGGCAGAGACTAATAATGTAGGTCAACAAGTTGTTGACATTTTACATTATGAATTAGAATACGAGAATATATTCAAAATACAGAAACATGTAACAAAAGGTCAGCATTTATCTGCTGGATACAAGAAAGCGGTATCATTTGGTATAAAGACCACAACACCTGTTAAGAAGATTGGGTGTGCAAACTTAAAGACTTTGGTAGAAACAAAGAAACTAATTATTGAAGATTTTGATATTATATCTGAGTTAAACACATTTGTCAAGGTAAGAGATTCATATGAGGCAGAAGAAGGTAATCATGACGATTTGGTGATGGCATTAGTTCTATTTTCTTGGTTAACATCACAAACTTTCTTTAGAGAGACTACAAATTCTGATATCAGACGTAGATTAATGGAAGAAAGTAAGATGCATTTAGAAGATGAATATATGCCAATAGGTATTTTTGATGATGGAAAAGAGGACGAAAAGATATTTGATGGGGAGGACATATGGACTGTAGCGAAGAATCGTGGTTATATGCCGTCAACATTCTAAAATTATAAATATACTATAAATTGAGTTATAAATTCCATGAATATAAAAAGGAGAAAATAACATGGCTTTTCAATTATCACCAGGAGTTCTGGTCTCCGAAGTAGATACGACTACAGTTGTTCCTTCTGTGTCAACTACTATTGGTGGTTTAGCTGGTGCATCTGTTTGGGGTCCTGCAAATAACGTAGTTCTTATTAGCAGTGAATCACAATTTGCGGATACATTCGGTAAACCAGATGCAAATACATACGGAACATTTTTTACTGCTGCTAACTTCTTAGCATACGGTGCCAACTTTAAATTTGCTCGTTCAGTTGGTACTGCTGCTAGAAATGCTGCAGGTGGCGGTGTAAGTACCCCACATTTGATTTTGAACGATGACGATTATGAAGCAAATTATAGTTCAAATACTACAACATTCTTTCATGCCAAATATGCTGGTGCTTTAGGTAATTCACTAAAAGTATCAATGTGTGATTCAAATGGTTTTAGCACATGGGCATATAGTGGATACTTTGATTCAGCACCAGGTACATCTGTTGCAGCATCTAATAAAAATTCTGCTAATGACGAATTGCATATTGTTGTTGTTGATGAAGATGGTGCATTTTCATCTGCTGCAAATACAGTATTAGAAAGATTTTCTTATGCAACAAAAGCATCTGATATTAAAAATCCTGATGGAACAAGTAACTACTATAAAGATGTAATCAATACCAAATCAAGATATATTTGGTGGACAGGTCATCCTAATGCTTCTAATTTAGTTGCTGCTGCAGATAACAATTGGGGAACTTCAATTGCTGGTGCAGTTACATTTAGAAATCTTGCTGGTAATTTAACATCTTCATTAGCTGGCGGTGTTGATGATACTCCAACTGCTGCAAACATCAGTTCAACATATGATTTGTTTACCAATGCAGACGCAGAAGAAGTTTCATTCTTAATGGCTGGTGTAACAACAGGTACAACAATACCTAATAAGTTAATTGGACTTGCTGAATCACGTAAAGATTGTATCGTATTTGCTTCACCTCAACAAGATGATGTTGTTGATAACTACAATGGTGAATTAACAAGTGTTACTGCAACAGTTGCCGCATACACAAAATCATCGTATGCATTTATTGATAGTGGTTACAAATACCAATTTGACAAATACAACAATGTATATCGTTGGATTCCATTGAATGGTGACATTGCTGGTCTCTGTGCTAGAACAGATGCAGAACGTGATCCTTGGTTCTCACCTGCTGGTGTTTCAAGAGGTGTTATCAAGAATGTTGTTAAGTTAGCATGGAATCCTACATCAACACAAAGAGATACATTGTATAAGAATTCTATTAATCCAGTAGTTACATTTGCTGGTGAAGGTACAATTCTTTACGGTGATAAGACATTGCAAACTGGTAAGTCATCTGCTTTTGATCGTATCAATGTTCGTAGATTGTTTATTGTTCTTGAGAAATCAATTGCTCGTGCTGCACGTGGATCACTATTTGAATTCAATGATGAATTTACAAGAGCCGCATTTGTAAATCTTGTAGATCCATTCTTGCGTGAGGTTAAAGGTCGCCGTGGTATTTACGACTACAGAGTAATCTGTGATACAACAAACAACACATCAAATGTTATTGATTCAAATCAGTTTGTTGGTGATATTTACATCAAACCTGCCCGTTCTATTAACTTCATTCAACTTAATTTTGTTGCAGTTGGAACCGGTGTTGCATTTGATGAAATCGTTGGTGCAATCTAATAAATAAGAGAGATAGGAGAATATTAAATGGCTTTTAATGTAAACGAGTTCCGCTCTCAGTTAGTTGGAGATGGAGCAAGACCAAATCTATTTGAAGTATCAATGGAATTTCCTTTCTGGGCAATTCCTGGAAATGCAAGTAGAAAATTTAGTTTCATGTGTAAGACTGCTCAATTGCCAGGTTCAACAGTAAATTCAGTTCCCGTTCAGTATTTTGGACGTGAATTGAAATTTGCTGGTAACAGAACCTTTGCTGATTGGTCAGTTACAGTTATCAATGATGAAGATTTTGTTATCCGTAATGCTTTTGAGCGTTGGATGAATGGTTTAAATAGTCACAACAATAACATTCGTAATCCAGCAGCACAAGGGCAATTAGGATATACTCAAAATGCCGCAGTTCGCCAATATGGTAAAAGTGGAAATATTGTAAAAGAATATAATTTCATTGGCGTGTTTCCAACAGATTTGTCCGCAATTGATGTTGATTGGGGTTCAAATGATACAATTGAAGAATTCACAGTTAACCTAACCTACCAATGGTGGGATGCATTAAGGGATGGCGTAGCATAAGTATAGGGAGATTCTCCTTATACTTTTTATAATGACATAAAGGAAATAATAGTGGCTATTAAGTTATTCGGTTTTACACTCGGAAATAAGGATGTTGTTCAGGTCGAAAAACCTGAACAACCTTCATTCACACCACCAAATCAAGATGATGGTGCGGTTGTCATCACTCAAAATGCTCACTACGGTACCTATGTAGATTTAGAAGGTTCCGTTAGAAATGAGTTAGAGTTAATTACTCGTTATAGAGAAATGGCAAATCATCCTGAATGTGAAATGGCAATTAATGAAATTGTTAATGAGTCTATCACACATGATGAAGATGGTACAGTTGTTGATATTGTAATGGATAATCTTAAACAACCAGATTCAATTAAAAAGAAAATTCAAGAAGAATTTGATACTATACTAAAGATGTTAAACTTTAGTAATCTTGCTGATGATCTTTACAAACGCTGGTATATTGATGGTAGAATTTACTTTCAAATTGTTTTAGATGAAAAGAAACCTAAAGATGGTATCAAAGAATTAAGATATATTGATCCACGAAAGATTAGAAAGATTCGTGAGATTAAAAAAGGAAGAGATCCAAAAACAGGTGCAGAAATTATTCAGTCTATTGCTGAATACTATATGTTTAATGACCGTGGTACTATTACACAGAGTTATACTGCAGGTGTATCTCAAGGATTAAGAATTGCACCAGAATCTATTGTTAGTGTAAATTCTGGATTGATGGATGCAAAGAATACTTTTGTTATTTCATATTTGCATAAAGCAATTAAACCACTCAATCAATTAAGAATGATTGAAGATGCTGTAGTTATCTATAGATTATCTAGAGCACCAGAACGTAGAATATTTTATATTGACGTAGGTAATTTACCAAAAGGTAAAGCAGAACAGTATATGCGTGATGTTATGGTTAAGTATCGTAACAAAATGGTATATGATGCCAATACTGGTGAGTTAAGAGATGATCGTAAACATATGTCAATGTTGGAAGATTTTTGGTTACCACGTAGAGAAGGTGGTAAAGGAACAGAAATTACAACATTGCCTGCAGGACAAAATCTTGGTCAAATTGAAGATGTTCAATACTTTCAAAAGAAGTTATTACAATCACTTAGTGTTCCATATTCAAGAATGGATCAACAAAACGGTGGTGGTTTAGCAGGTATTGGTAGAACAACTGAATTAACTAGAGATGAATTAAGATTTAATAAGTTTATTAATAGACTTCGCAATAAGTTTTCTCAATTATTTGACCATGCATTACGTGTTCAATTATCTTTGAAAGGTGTATGTACCGAAGAAGAGTGGGATAAATTTAGAGAAGATATATATTATGATTACAAGAAAGATAATAATTTTGTAGAATTAAAAGAAGTAGATTTACTTCAACAAAGATTATCAATTCTTAATTTAGTTGAACCATATGTTGGTAAGTATTATTCACAAGAATGGGTAAAGAAAAATATATTGCGTTTGACTGATGAAGAAATTGAAGAGATGCAAAAACAAATTGATGATGAACCACCACCTGTTCAAATGGGACCAGATGGACAACCATTAGATCAAGGTCAAGATCAAGAACAAGCAACACCAGAACAATATCCACCAGTAGATAATACTGCAGATAAAGGTTCAAATGAATCGGAAACACCTGAATTAGATAGACAGGTAGAAAAGTTTTCCAAAGTTATAAATATGAAATAAGGAGAATATTATGGAACAGATTAGAAATTTTATAGATTTAGTAGGTCAAGGAGATAACGTAGGTGCTAAAGATGCACTTGAAGAGTTATTGGCCGCTCGTGCTTTTGAGAATTTAGAAGGACGTAAACAAGAAATTGCAAGTTCTTTATTTGGTAATCAACCCGAAGTAGAAACCTCAGAAACAGAGTAAGATGAAATCATTACAAGAATTTAAATCAATCGTAGAAGAAGAAAAATCAGACTATTCAAAGTTTGATATTTTGGTACGTGCTGGTTTAGGTAACAAAGCACAGATACAAAGATTACATAAAATTCTTGGTAAAATGGAAGAAGATAAACCAAATTTCTCTCCTGCTGATAGAGCAATCATTCAAAACATCTTCAATAAAATGGTAGATGTTATTACCAATAATAAACAAATCTTCTCACAGGCACGTAGAGCAGTAAGAGAAGATTTAGATGAAGGTGTTATTGCTACATCAGATTTTAAAATTGGTGCAAATGGACAAAAAGTAAGGTCGCATCGTATTAAAGTTGGACAAGATGCACCAGATATTGGTGATGATGAAGATAAGATTAAAGAAGAATTTGAAATTATAGAAGAAGATAACCTTAAAGGTGATCCTCCTAATGTATTGGTATTGAAAAGAAAAGCAATTCGTTTGTATCCAGATGATACTAAGATTGCTTTATACTATAATGATAAACTTAAAAAGTATTTTAGTATACCATATTCAAATGATAAATCAGTTGATGCAGTTACACAATCTGAAGAAGTAGAATTAGAAGAGGCAGTTATGGATACACTACATAAGATTGTATCTAATAAATCTGCAAGTTCTGTAAAGTTTGCTTCAGGTCAAACACGTAAGGTAGATCATTTTACTGCATCGGCATTAACACAAGTGCATAATGCATTGAATGACCAGAATAAAAAGAAGTTTGCAGATATGGTACATAAGAGTCCTGGTCATTTTCAAAAAGCAGCAGACTTTGCTTTTAAACGTGCCAAATGATTATAGATTTAATTTTAAGTAATAGACTTAGTGAAGCAAAAGAATTAATATTTGCAAAACTAAATGAAATTACTGAAAAGAGATTAGAAGAAGCAAAGAGATATGTTGCTGAAGGTTCATTTGAAGAAGTAGAATTGGATGAAGCAAATGTCATTAAGTTAGGAAGAATTACAAAGATTAGACGAAGGATTCGTAGAAACAAAAAGAATAGAATAATTGTTCAACGAAATATTCGAAAATCTGGTGTTAAAGGTTATAGAATTTCAGGTAATACACTTAAACGAATTCCTGCTACGGCAAGAATTCATAAAGCAAGAATGTTAAAAAGATATTGGAAAACAAAAGGTCGTGCGAAACTTAAAAGAGTATTGATGAAAAGATCGCAATCAATTCGCCGCCGCAACTCAATGGGGATAAAGTAAATGCCATATGAAATAACAAATTCTAAAAGAGGTACTAGTATTTTTCGTGCTGATAGTCCGGCAACTTATACCGTTACCACTGCTAGTCTTTCAGCATCGACTCAAGAAACAGTAACAGATATTTCTATTCGTAGAGTTACATGGTCTACAAACGGTTATATATCTATTTCAAGAACAGGTGGGCCACAAGTATTATCTTTATACAATAGCGGTGAAATGAAGTTTGATGAATTTTCACATGCAATATCAAATACTTCTTCTGCAAACTTAGTATGCACTATTGCAACAGGTGGATCAATCGTTATGGAATTATCAAAACATGCCACCTATGCTAATGATGTTTATAGCCAAGCATTTGCTTAATCAGGATAACTACTATGAAACTAATTAGAGAGAATATTGAATCAGTAAACTATATTACTGAATCCAATGAATCAGGCAAAAAATCATTGTTCATTGAAGGACGATTTTTAGTTGCTGAAGAACCAAATAAGAATAGAAGAATTTATAAGATGCCTATTCTAGAGCGTGAAGTTCAAAGATATACTGAAGAGTATATTAATACCAATCGTGCTTTAGGAGAGTTAGGACATCCAGATACTCCAAGTATTAATTTAGAAAGAGTATCACACAAAATTGTTAGTTTGACTAAAGAAGGCAATACTTTTATTGGTAAAGCAATGATCTTAGAAACACCTTATGGTAATATTGTTAAAAACTTTATTGATTCGGGTGTTAGTCTAGGTGTATCATCAAGAGGTATGGGTTCATTAGTTGCTAATAATGAGGGTGTCAATGTTGTGCAGGATGATTTTCGTCTTGCTACGGCAGCAGATATTGTTGCAGATCCATCAGCACCTGGTGCATTTGTAAATGGTATTATGGAAGGCAAAGAATGGCTATTTGTTGAGGGTCGTTTCGTAGAGATCGACATTGATAACTCAAGAAAGCAAATTAGAAAAGCCTCAAGTAAGCAAATAGAAGAAGTTTCATTGAGACTCTTCGAAAACTTTTTATCAAAACTTTAATTATTATAAATAAATAAACAAAAGGAGATTTTCAATGGCAACAAACAAACTTTTTGAGGCAGCAGCCGAAATTCTTTCTGGTACCAAAGGAAAGAACGCTATGCCTATGGAAAAACCAGAGGGTGCAACCGTAGTTGATATGGGCGGTCCTACACCACAAAATGCAAAACCAGATGATGATTCACACAAAATTGATGCAACTAAAGGCGCTAAGTCTGCAACTGCACCAACAACAAAACCATCAGATGCTTCCTCTAAAATGGAAGAAACAGAAGTAGAAGGCGAATTTTTAGATGTATCAAGTGATATTGATGCAATGTTTGCTGACTCAGCAATTTCTGAAGAATTCAGATCAAAAGTTACAACCATTTTTGAAGCACGAGTTCAAGACCGTATTACACAATTAGAAGAAGAAACAGAAGCACGTTATGCTTCTATGTTAGAAGAAGCAGTAGAATCAGTTAAAACAGATTTGACAGAAAAAGTAAATGATTACTTGTCATATGTTGTAGAGCAATGGATTGCCGACAATGAAATCGCAATCGAAAAAGGTCTACGTGCTGAATTAACAGAAGATTTTATTGCTGGTCTTAAAAATCTATTTGTAGAACATTACATTGATGTTCCATCAGACAAAGTTGATTTGGTAGAAGAGTTAGCTACTAAAGTTGAAGAACTTGAAGGCCAACTTAACGAAGAAATCGAACGTGGTATTGAAATCAAGAAGTCATTGGTTGAATCACGTAAACAAGAAATTACCCATGCAGTTACCGAAGGGTTGATCGCTACTCAAGTTGAAAAAATCAAATCACTCGCAGAGGGTGTTGAATTCTCCACAGAGGACGAATACAAAACCAAACTTGAAACTATCCGTGAAAACTACTTCCCATCAGGCAATGTTAAAAAGGCTGATGCTGACCAACTACATGAACAGGTAGAGGACGGTTCAGAAAAACAACAGGCATCATTAGATCCTTATGTTAATTCCGTCATGCAAGCAATTTCAAAAAGTAAGAAATAATTTATAACAACAAAGGAGATTTAAATGTATCTATCGGAAGACCTACAAAAGAAATGGCAACCAGTTCTTGAGCATTCAGAATTGGCCCCAATCAAGGATTCATATCGCAGAGCAGTTACAGCGTTAGTTCTTGAGAATCAACAACAAGCCATGCTCAAAGAAGCTGGTATCATGAACGAAGTAGTAACCAACAATGCTGGTACAGGTGGTTTTGGTGGCGGTGCTCCTGCACAAGGTCCAGTTGCTGGTTTTGATCCAATCCTTATCAGTTTGGTACGCCGTTCATTGCCTAACTTGATCGCTTACGATATCTGTGGCGTTCAACCAATGACTGGTCCTACTGGCTTGATCTTTGCAATGCGTTCAACATACGGTACAAACCGCAATGTTGCTGCATCTGGTATCGAAGCATTCTACAATGAAGCAAACACCGGTTTTGCTGGTATTTCTGGTGCACAAACCGGATTGAATGTTACATACAATGCTGCTTACAACAGTAACACATTTACTGGTAATGCTGCTGCTTGCACTGCAATGGCAACTGCTACTGCTGAAGATTTGACACCTGCTGAAATGGGTTTCACAATCGAGAAAGTAACTGTATCTGCTAAGACTCGTGCTTTGAAAGCTGAATACTCAATGGAATTGGCACAAGACTTGAAAGCAGTTCATGGTCTTGACGCTGAAACAGAATTAGCAAACATTCTTTCTGCAGAAATTCTTGCTGAGATCAATCGTGAAGTTCTCCGCACAATTTACTACTCTGCTAAAGTTGGTGCTCAAATCGGTACAACAAGTGCTGGTACATTTGACCTTGACACAGATTCTAACGGTCGTTGGATGGTTGAAAAGATCAAAGGTTTGGCATTCCAAATCGAACGTGAAGCAAATACAATTGCTAAACAAACCCGTCGTGGTAAAGGTAATGTTGTAATTTGTTCTTCAGACGTTGCTTCTGCATTTGCAATGGCTGGATTGTTAGATTACAATTCTGCTTTACAAGGTCAAGTTAACCTAACAGTTGATGACACTGGTAACACATTTGCTGGTACAATGTTTGGTCGTTTGAAAGTTTACATTGATCCATACTTTATCGCTTCTTCAACTGCAGAGTTTGCTGTTGTTGGTTATAAAGGTAGTAACGCTTATGACGCAGGTTTGTTCTACTGCCCATACGTTCCTCTCCAAATGGTTCGTGCTGTTGACACCAATACTTTCCAACCAAAGATTGGTTTCAAGACTCGTTACGGTATTGTTGCAAACCCATTCGCAAATGGTACAACACAAGACCTCGGCGCAATCAATGTAACAAGCAATGTTTACTATCGTGGTTTCAAAGTCGTAAACATTATGTAATAAAACGGTACCCAATAATAACAAAAATAATACGGGTACCATCTCTAAAGAGGACTTTCAAAAGAAGTCCTCTTTTTTTTTCTTATAAATACACATATGACAGCACTCAATAGAGCACCATCAAATCCTAATTTTCTACACGCAAACAAGTTTACTCTTTCGTTTGATAGAGTACCTAATGTTCAATATTTTGTTCAAAGTGTATCAGTACCCGGTATATCTTTAAGTGAAGTGCAAAGATCAACACCATTTGTTGATTTATATTCACCTGGTGAAAAAGCAATATATGATTCGTTGGTAGTTACCTTTCATGTAGATGAAGAGTTGCGAGGATGGAAAGAAATACATGATTGGATTCGTGCTATGACTTTTCCTACAGATTTTAATGAATATGAATCATTAAAAAGATTAAATAGAAATATACCAGTTAATGATATGCCACAATATTCGCAGGCAACTTTAACATTATATACATCTGCGAATACACCATATTATAGATTTAAATTTGTAGATTGTTTTCCTACATCATTATCATCGTTTTTAATGGCAGTAAATGATAGTCCAGACAATCCTATTACTGCCGATGTTACTTTAAGATATGCCTATTATAATATTGACAAGATAGGTTAACTAGTGTATACTCCTTAAATAAGGAGATTTTTTATGAATAAACTTGATGAATTATTAGAAATGTGGCGCAAAGATTCTGTGATTGATAGAACAGAACCTGGCAGAGAATTAATTAATATACCACAATTACATAGCAAATACTTAAATATGCTTTCAAGACATAGGTTGTTGTCTAAAGAAGCAGAGTTTAAGTTTAATAAAATGCGTAGAGTAAAGTGGGAATATTATACCGGTAAACTTGATGATGACCAACTTAAGAAGTATGGTTGGGAACCTTTTCCTTTTGTTCTTAAATCTGAAGTGGCATCATATCTTGAAAGTGATGATGACCTAAACAAATATATTGCAATTAAAGTTATGCATGATGAAATTGTTGAAGTGTGTCAGAGTATTATGAAAGAACTAAATAGTAGAACATTTCAACTGAGAGACTTTATAGCATGGGAAAGATTTATTCAAGGTGCCTGATTTAATATTACATAAGAAGAATGAAGCATATATTCAATTTGAATGTGAAAGAAATATAGCACAGGAGTTGGCAGACTTCTTTACTTTTTATGTACCAGGATATCAATTTACTCCTGCATATAAAAATAAATTGTGGGATGGTAAAATAAGACTTGCAGATTTAAGGTCTTACACTATATATCATGGTCTTGTTCCATACATACAAGATTTTTGTAAAACAAGAGAATATACTCTTGATATAGATTCTTCAATCAGTAATACAAATATATTTTCTGTAAAAGAAGCAGAAGAATTTATATCTACATTAAAATTACCTTTTGAAGTTAGAGATTACCAATTAAAATCTTTTGTTCAATCAATACGCAATAAAAGATTATTATTAATATCACCAACGGCATCAGGTAAATCTTTAATATTATATTTGATATTAAGTTATCTACAATATTCTGATTGTAAAAAAGGTTTGTTAATTGTACCAACTACATCTCTTGTTGAACAGATGTATAGTGATTTTAAATCATATGGATATAATTCTGAAGAGTATTGCCATAGACAGTATTCTGGTAAAGATAAATCAATAAACAAATTTCTTACTATCACTACATGGCAATCAATCTATAAAAATTCACCAGATTATTTTGAACAGTTTGATTTTGTTCTTGGTGATGAAGCACATCAATTCAAAGCAAAGTCATTGACAACTATAATGACTGGTCTATCACTTGCAGATTATAGAATAGGTTGCACTGGTACACTTGATGGTACACAAACACACAGATTAGTATTAGAAGGGTTATTTGGACCAGTATACAGAGCAACCACAACAAAAGAATTAATGGATAACAAACAGTTATCTAAATTTAAGATTAAATGTTTAATACTTAAATATCCAGAAGAAGTTTGTAAGTTATCTAAGAAGTGGGACTACAAAGAAGAGATTGAATATATAGTATTGAACACAGCAAGAAACGCATTTATAAAAAATCTTGCCTTGTCGTTGAAAGGTAATTCATTAATACTATTTCAATTTGTAGATAAACATGGTAAAGTTCTACATAATATTATAAAAGAAGAAGCAGGTAAACGTAAAGTATTTTTTGTGTATGGTGGTACTGATACCGAAGTTAGAGAATCTATTAGAGATATAACTGAACGTGAAAAAGATGCCATTATCGTTGCTTCGTATGGTACATTCTCAACTGGTATTAATATACGTAATTTGCATAATGTAATATTTGCCTCACCATCTAAATCAAAAATTCGTAATTTACAATCAATTGGTCGTGGACTTAGATTAGGTGATAATAAAGAAGAAGCAGTTCTTTATGATATCTCTGATGATTTTAGAATAGGTAAACATACCAATTACACCTTGACACACTTCGTTGGACGTGTTAAAATGTATGACGATGAGAAGTTCAATTACAAGTTTTATAACATAGAGATGAAAAATGGATAACATAAAAATAATAAGGATGCAATCAGGTGAAGATATCATTGCATCTATGAAAGAAGATAAAGAAGAAGGTATTGTTACACTTAACAATCCTATGACAGTATTATTTAAAAGACAGATTACTGGTAAATCAGTTATGATGATGGTACCTTGGTTACCTGTAGAGATTATTCAAAATAATATTGCTGCAGTATACTCTACTGATGTATTAACTGTATTTGAACCTAAAGAATCACTTGTTAATTATTATAATAAGGCAGTGATTGATTTGAATGAATGTATCATTGAAGAGTCTGACCACATTGAACAATCATTAAACGAAGAGGGTGATGAAGAGGATGTTTCAGAAGAAGAGTTCTCTGAGTATGTAGATAGTATTGAAACCATTAAAGAAGTATTAAGTAATAAGAAAAGAATATTACATTAAAGAACGACAAAACCATTATAACAAAGATTGAATAACCTGTCAAGCGAAATATGAGGTAAACATTATGAGTAAGAAAAAAACACACTATATCAACAATGCCGATTTCTTAAAGGCACTAAACGAATATACCCAGAAGTGCATTGATGCTAAGAAAGATGATAAACCAGAACCTATAGTACCGAACTATATTGGTGAATGTTTTATTAAAATTGCAGAACATCTATCCAGAAAACCAAACTTTGTATCCTATTCATTTAGAGATGAAATGATTGCAGATGGTATTGAAAACTGTATAATGTATTTCAGAAACTTTGATCCTGCTAAATCATCTAATCCATTTGCCTATTTTACACAGATTATTTACTTTGCATTTCTACGAAGAATTGCCAAAGAGAAGAAACAACTATACGTAAAATACAAAGCAACAGAACAGTTTGGTTTATTAGATGAAGGTGAAATGTTTGAAGATGAGAATGGTCATATGCAACAGTTCAAGATGTATGATAATATATCAGAATTCATTCATACTTTTGAAGAAACTAAAAAGAATAAAAAGAAAGTAAAGATTAAAGGTATTGAAAACTTTATTGAATTGGATGTGAAAGAACTACCTGAAATCTAAGGAGATTATTATGAGAGTTGGTTTTACATGTAGTGCATTTGATTTACTTCATGCTGGTCATATATTGATGTTAGAAGAAGCAAAGACTCAATGTGACTTTTTGATTGTAGGTTTACAAACTGATCCATCTATAGATCGGAAAGAAAAGAATAAACCTATTCAGAGTGTGGTTGAAAGATACATTCAACTCAAGGCAGTTACCTATGTTGATCAGATTATACCCTACACATATGAAAGTGATTTAGAAGAAATCTTCCGTTCATTTCCAATATCAGTTAGAATCATTGGTGATGAATATAAAGAAAAACAATTTACTGCAAAAGATATATGTGCTGGTAGAGGTATTGAAATTTATTTTAATCGTAGAGATCACCACTTTAGTAGTAGTGAATTACGTAGACGAACCTATACACGAGAGTATATGGTAAGAGGAGAATTTGATGAAGTTAGCCCTAATAAATGACACCCATGCCGGTGCAAGAGGTGACAGTGCAATATTCAATGAATTCTTTTTTAAGTTTTGGGAAAATGTATTCTTTCCATACTTAGAAGAAAATAACATTAAACATGTTTGTCATTTAGGTGATGTTGTTGATCGTAGAAAATTTATTAATTATGTTACATTGAATTCTTGGCGTAAAAGATTCTTTGATAGATTATTAAAGAACAATATTCAAATGGATGTTATTGTGGGTAACCATGATGTTACATACAAGAATACAAATGAAATTAATGCCATGAATGAATTGTTTGAGCATTACAATAACGTAAATGTATACATTGATCCTGTTGAAAGAGTTTATGATGGTGTTAATGTTGCATTGGTACCATGGATCAATTCAAGTAATCATCAAAGTAGTTTAGAATTTTTAAATAATACTAAGAGTCAAATTGTATTTGGTCATTTTGAAATATCTGGATTTGAAATGGATCGTGGTAATGTTTGTCAAACTGGATTAGATATGGCATTGTTTAATAGATTTGATACTGTATTGTCTGGTCACTTTCATCATAAATCAACTAATGGCAATATAACATATCTTGGTAATCAATATGAAATTACATGGGCAGACTATGATGACCAAAGAGGGTTTCATGTGTTTGATACTGAAACAAGAGAATTAGAATTTATACCTAATCCATATAAGATGTTTCACAAATTACATTATGATGATACAACACAAGAGTTTGCACATTGGAAGTCTTTTGATTATGAACAATTGAAAGATGCCTATGTTAAGATTGTGGTAATCAATAAACAGAACCCATATCTGTTTGATGTGGTAATGGATAACTTATATAAGGTAGGTGTTTCAGATATAGGTATAGTTGAAGATTTTACTGATACCTCAGTTGCCGATGATGAAGAGTTAATAAATCAGGCAGAAGATACTATGACTATCTTAAATAAGTATATTGACGGCTTGACATTGAATGTAAAACCTGATATACTTAAAGGGTTGATGAAAGAACTATATGTAGAAGCGGTAAATGTCGAAAGAGTTGATTAATGATTGTATTCAAAAAAGTTAGATACAAAAACTTCGTTAGCACTGGCAATTATTTTACTGAGATTGATTTTCAAAAATCATCCAATACTTTAATTGTTGGTTCTAATGGCGCAGGTAAATCTACGATGCTTGATGCATTGTGTTTTTCTTTGTTTGGTAAAGCATTTAGAAGTATTAATAAACCACAACTAATTAATTCTATCAATCAAAAAGATTGTATTACTGAATGTGAATTTGATATTGGTAATAAGAAATATAAAATTGTTCGTGGTATCAAACCTAATATCTTTGAGATATATCAGGATGGTGATTTAGTAAATCAAGATGCCGCAAGTAGAGATTATCAAGAATACTTAGAAAAGTTTATTTTGAAATTAAACTACAAATCATTTACACAGATTGTTATCTTAGGTTCTGCATCGTTTGTACCATTCATGCAATTATCTGCAAATGATCGTAGGTCAATCATTGAAGATTTATTAGATATACAAATATTTTCTACAATGAATACTGTATTGAAAGATAAAATATCTGGTAATAAAGATCAGGTTACAGATAACAATTCTAAGTTACAAATTGTAGAAGCAAAGATTGAAATACAGAATACTCATATTAGAAGTATCCAAAAAACTAATGAAGAGAAGATAGAAGAATATGATAATCAAATCAAATTGTATAATACTGACATACTTGAATTACAAGAAAAAATACAGCAAACATCCAATGCAATCAATGAATTACAGTCAGACGTGGAAAACAAAATTGAGGTGGAGACTAGACTCAAGAAATTTACTAAAATTGAATCGCAGATTGAGAACAACTTATCCAAATATAAGACTGATATCGGTTTCTTTGAACAGAATGATAATTGTCCAACCTGTAGGCAAGAAATTGCCTTGGGGTTTAAAGAACAACAAATCAAAGATAATAAAGACAGGGTTTCCGAAATAGAATCTGGATTGAAAGTATTAGAAGAAAAACTATTGGCAGAACAAGAACGACTAAATGTAATCAATGTAAAACAAAAAGAAATACAGAAATTACAAATTAGTAATGCAACCAATACAACTTCTATTACAGAAACAAATAAGTATATTGCAAAACTAAAATCACAGATTGAAACATTGAAATCTAAACAAGATAATTTAGAAACAGAAAATACTAAATTAAATGAATTGAATATTCAATTAGAGATAATAATAGAGAAGAAGAAAGAATTGATTGATGAAAAAACATATTATGAAGCCGCTTCAGGTCTACTCAAAGATACTGGTATTAAAACTAAAATTATCAAACAGTATCTACCCATTATTAATAAAGTTGTAAACAAACATCTTGCCACATTTGATTTCTTTGTTAATTTTAATTTAGATGAATCATTCAAAGAAACAATTAAATCAAGACACCGTGATGCATTTAGTTATGAATCATTCAGTGAAGGTGAGAAACAAAGAATTGATATGG